GTACACAGATACTTCCAGTCATCGGTTACATCGACAACTCGTACCTGTTCACACTCAGCCATGCTCGGTGCCAGGTTGTCCCAGGTAACAGCAATGTGAGTTGGGAGATCAAGTCGCTTAAATTTTGTGGTGAGGGGTACTACAATGCTGGTAGGGGAGAAACGATTTCCCATGTTATTCTGAACAATAATCCAAGGACGCTTGCCAGCCTGAACATGACTGGAAACAGGAATGGGAATGTCAATAATGACTACATCTCCACGCTGATAAGGTTTCATATCTTTACCTCCAATATCTGAAACGATCAAAGGTATCCATAAGGTTCCTTTTGTTTTTCTTGATAAGCTCTTTTTCTTCCTCGAAAAGCCTACGCTCTTCTTGGTATTTCTCGCATTTACTGTGACAATTTTCACACCTGTCTTCACAATCTCGGCAACAACTGATTTTGTGCTTCATCGGCGGTACCTCGTCACGCTATTCACTATCGACTCAACCTCAGATCGGTCAAGAGGGGGCTTACACGCTACACTGTTCGCATATAACAGCTCTTTGTAAATGTCGGCCTTGGTATATCCTTGGTTGTGCATTTGACCGGCAAGAGAAGTTAAGCTGAGGTTTCTACTTCCGGGAGCAATGACAGGATATTGAGGTTTTAAGACAACCTTTCCTTTTTCCGGTTTCGGGTAAACAGGAGAGTAAATGCGCTGGGGAGCCTGATTGATACAACCCTCTTTGAGTGTGTCAGGGAAATACTTCTCCAAAATGTAATCAATCGCTTCCTGATTTTCGATAATCTGGGTATAAATCAGGACATTTCCGGTCATAATAAAGAACCGGCTGCTTTGGTATATCTCTACACCCTGACGGTTATTTCTGCCCTTAAA